TACGACATTAAAGATTAAAAGGAACTGCTCCTGTAAAGTAGTGAAAATTAAAATCTTCACCAGTAGCGAACTCGTCTATAATCCTTGTAGTATCTGCAGCAGGTACAGTTTCTAGCTGTGGTATAATCACACTAAAAGACTTAATAAAATCAGTCTCCATTTCATCAGCTCCATTGAAGCCTACTAAATTATTAGGCTGCGAAAACAGCCACAAATTAGTTGTATAAAAAGGAAGATCAATTTCTACAGCAGAATTGACATTTGGTAAGAAAGTAACACCTCCCGTTAGAGTAATTGGAAAGTAAGTATTTGTGGACGTAACAGTCATATCAGGTGGTGCGAAAGAACTCGGAAGATCTAGAAGAACATTTACGTGTTCCATATAAGTCATCTCCGAACCACCAATAAACTTAATTCTATGACGAGCTGATCCTCTAACTCCCAAGTAGGCGAGCCTTAGATAAGAGAAGAGGTCTAAATAATCAGATGCTGACGATCCAAAGGGAGCGTTGTTTCTAGGATAAATTGGTGCAGTGACTTGTGCATAGGACAAAGAAGAACTAGATAAAGTAACATCAGCTACTCTATGATATCTTTTAAGCAAGGATCGGAAAGAGGGAATACTCTCGCCAAAATTGCTCAGGTGAATATTATCTTGAGAAGCCGTAGACTCATTTAGCTCAAAACATGTTACTTCTGTTGTGAATAGAGCCTCTGCATTATAACCATCGCGATTGCTGGGTAAGCCTGCTGCAATCGGAACAGCATAGTGCATGTTTTTCCCTCTGACGTATACATTGACAGAAATACTGGAATCATCTGGAGATTGCAAATAATTAACAGCATAAAGGTATAAAAATCCATTGCAAAATTGACCAATATCAGTGTCGATATCTCCGAACCATGAATCAGTAGGTATTTGTCCAACTTTGCGCCATGGACGATCAGATGCCCAGTTAACACAAAAAGACACAGTTTGCGTCTCTTGTAAGTCAATAATTTTCACATATTGTTCATTAAGATCCGAAGTCGTTGTAATCACTGCTTTTTGTCGGACGTTCGGTTCATAAACAACTGCAATCTTTCCACGGTGATAGGAGCTGACAACAAACTCGAAAACGACTTCTATGTCACCTCGCCAATAAAGAAAAGGGGCTGCTGAAAATGCTAAGGCTGTTGGTTGAAAATACTCTTTGACCTGAGACGCATTTGTCAAAAGGTAAGGAGAAACACCCATTTCAAATATTGAAGTGACAAATGGTACATATGCAGTCGACCACTGAAACGTATGAAAATAGGAAAGCCTATTGGCTATATGCTCTATTACCATTTCATCATCGTTGCTTCCAAACATTCCTTGAGAAATTTCCAAAGTGCGCTTGGGATCAACACCTATAACTTTAGCAGTATCATTTCCAATGCAAACAGATCCATTATTGAATCCATCTGGTTTAATTTGCGAACGATTTTCTGTGAGTATAGGTTTCGACCAGCCAAATATGGAAGCAATCCCAGAAACGCCTTTCATAACCAGAGACGCTGGAACAGTGAAGGGGGCAATTTCAGGAATAGAAGATGCAGAATGTAAAAAATTAGCAGCATTGGAGGCATATTTTTGTATTGGTCCTGTTTTCTGCTCATCTTCACTTTCCTTTGTTACGAGGGATTCAGCAACAAATGAAGTGCCTGTTAATGTTCCAAGGTTGACATCTTTGAAATTGGCATAAACTATTATAGAAACTTCAGAGGGGGTAGTGGTAACAGCACCAACGTCATTGATAGTATAAATGTAAAGAGAACCACTATTAGCAAAATCCTCAAAAGAGGTGTCTCTTACTATCAAATCGTCAGAATTGAACAATCTCCATTGTGGCTTGTGAGATATGAAAGGAATGTGCATCATTAAAGGTTGATTATCCTTGACATCCATAACTTTAGCTCCCCTGGATTGAGAGAGGTAGTTGAGAAACATTGGTCGATAAACCACGGGGTCAACCACCAATCTTCCTTCCAGTGCTATAAGAGATTGGTTGTGTGTAGGATGGGGTTGATAAGAAACAAGAACCTTTCCATAATGAAAGGGCGTTCCAGAAATAGCTATGCTAATTTCAATATCACCCTTAAAATATGCAAATTTTTCAAATTTTGAGCGAATACGACCATTCTTTGACAAGATATCCCATAAGTCAAGTTTTTGGGATATGGTTCCACTATTTAAAACTGCTTGGTATATTTTAATAGGTCTCTCAAGGAAACGATTAATATCGTTAACACAATTCTGACCATTATTTATATAACTAGAGTTTCCCACTGAAGACATAGCTAACTCATTTCCATCAACATCGACAACATTGTCATTGTCATGAACTCGCGTAACTTTACCGGTCTCCATGTCTTGGGTAATGTTAGATTCAGAATAGTACTGATCAGAAAACAATTCTTCCCCTGCGCCACACTCACAGTACTCAAGAGTGCTACAGAATGGGAAGAATTGGCAAAATTGAACGGGGTTTACAGCAATCCATTAATTTTTTACAGGTCCGCCGGATCAAGCGGGGTCCTAAGGCAAAAGCTAAAGATCTCTGGATTTTAGGTGGCAATGATAGATCTAGGTGCCCTTAAAGGCTCCACCTTACATTCAGTTTATTGCCATACACTGAATGGTTTTAACGACCTTCCAGTCGGAGCGCAAAATCCCGCTCAAGATCTCCTAAGGAGGTTTTTACAACTTGTCTGTTGAGTCTAACACGACTAATGGTTTTTAAAGACTGGACTGTCTATAATTATTTACGTGTCACGACGGATTTTAAAGACTTGTCTGTCTGAGCTGTACCAAGTTATTGAAAAATAGTTTCATAAATGTCATTATAAGTCTTAAACTCATAATCACTATGAAACTTTTCCCTAAAGGCAGAGACTATATCCTGTCTCATATCCTCGAACTTTACTGGGTCATCAACGTGCAAAAACGCTTCATAAAGAAAAGAAGTTATCATTGAAGCATTCTGGCTAACTGGAGACTCAAACTCAGATGGTAGTATCCATTCAAGTGTTTTATACATCGAATTTAGATCCAGAGGACCTACAATGCGATCATAAACATCAGAATACTTAAATTTCCGCTTCAAGAAACTTACTCTGCTTATATCAAGAAAATCAGAAACATCAGAAGATTTGGTGGCAGAGGTATAATCCATATCGTAATGATCTTTACAAAATTTTTGGTAGTTAGTATTATTGAACCAATGAGAAATTTCTTCTTTAACTGATGCAAGTAAATCATCACCATAAATAAGGGGCTTGACTAAATCGAAAAAATCTTTATCGCCATCATATTCATGGAAGAAGAAATACATGAGCATCAACAAACCTAATAAAGAATTGTCCTCAGCAGTTGCGAGCTTGCCGGAGGGTTGAGCAGCAACTTTCTTAAACACTTCATTAAGAATTATAATCCCGTAGTGGATATTGTCTGAAAGAATACCTTCAACAATACGAAGTTGTTTATCGTTATAGCCTAGCATTCTAAAAACGCACAAAACTAAAGCATTAACGAGCATTCTTAAATCAAAGGGAGGATGAGTATCGTACCCCGAGTAATCACCCTCCATTAAGAGGTCAGAAAACGAAGTTAAAAGTTTGGCCAAGCGATCATAGTCTTTATGAGCATTAACACCAACAGCCGTACAAAACAAATCTCCATTTTCAACCATAAGTGAATAAAAAGGAAAAAGAAACATACGAGCTACGATTATATGATCCAAAGGACTTATATAGAAAACCCGAGTTTTTCCTTTCAAGCATTTCGATATTTCTCGTGGCTCATCTTTAAGGGCAGATTGATAAAGAGGCATCGCAGAATTACCATTTTCATATTGGTTCAGTATATAACGAATCCTTTTCTCAAGGTTCTCATCTGGAATATAGTGACCCTCCTCATCCAACAACAAATTATCACGTTTTTTGTTTCCGAATCCAAAACCAGCACCAGTGCTTTGGTGCATACGTTTTATAAAAGGGTCGTCGGGGGGACCTTCAATTGCAGAACGAACTGTTAGGGGCTTAAGTTGTTGAGGAACTATATCCTTTAAGACGCTAATTCTTTTTAGGAACGAAGTTTTGACTTTTGATAAAACAGTTTTATCTAAAAAAAGAGAGAGGTCTGTTAAGTTTGTTAACGGCAATATTGTAAGGACTAACATAACTACCATTAATCGTTACTGGTTGCATAACAGGTTTAGAAAATTTTTCACTACGTACGTGATTAAAATGCTTAAGGAAAAACTCATCCAAAAACTTTGTATCAAAGTTCCTCAATAACTTAGACTTATTTTTGACAAGAATCGGCCCTGGTAGCCTTCCTTCAACCTCAAGATGGGGTGTAAATTCATAACGAAATAAAGACTTATGGTTAAGATCAGGAGAGAGAACTGTTCCTGATTCACTAACAAACTCTTCACGCGACAAGGTAGGTGCTAAAACATAATCTTCAGAAAGTTCATTGATAGCCTTGTTGATAAGAGATCTATAAGCTATAAGTGCTCCACTTTGAGGAGAAAATGATTTCCCCATGGAATGAATTCCGATTATAGAGGATCCATTTCCTATTGAAGCAAGCAAGGGAGTGCCACATGCTCCATTCTTATGATTTTTCCACTTATACTCCAGAACTATCTTGGGAGAAATAACTCCATTTGGACTGTTATAAGTTATTCCAGTAGATGGAGTTATGGACACGGTTTCACCATCAATAATTCCAACTGTAGAATAGGGAACAAAGTCATCTGATGGGAAATGGTTGGTTATATTACGAAACTGCATTGATCGCAACCTAACCACGCACAAATCAGAACCAATAGAGACAATATCATCCATATCAACAGGCACAGTTTGAGAAATAACTCCAGTTGGATGCACAACTTTGACTCTATATTTTTCAGATGCACCTGAGAACGCATGCTTATTGAGAATGCAAAAATCTTGCTTAACTCCCAACGCACAAACATTGCCTTCAGTTCCATTTTCATCAGTTACCTTCACTGAAATTAGGTTTTTGGACACAACATGAGATAGAGAGTCAATGCCATTTTTATGAACAGGAGAATAACCATTCTTGACGACATTCCAATAATTGTGATTTTTTATCGGGATGCGCTTATAGGAGTTTCCACAATCATAAGAAGTATTTATATCTTGCATGCTACCTTCGCTAAAATATGACGGACGTTTGTAAATTAAGAAGATAAGAAAACAACACAAAAGTATGGAGTATCGGTTCCGATTTGTTAAAACCGAATCTCGTATTTCGCATAGTCGTCTATAAAACTGAATATAACGTAGAATGTCAACATCCAAAAATTGTTGGATAAATCTTTGATTCTCAGGGGGAACGCGCAAAAGCCAGAACATGAAAGAAAAAACACACCTGCGCGTATCTCGGAAGATAGCGCTGGTAAAGTTGAAGAGCCATACAAAAAGACAACCAATTGAAAAGGATCCAACACACAACATCCAATTGTCCGTTATTAGAGATTCAGACTTATAATCGTCTTCAGTACTAATACGTTCTATGTTATAACGACGGGAAATAGATTCATAACGATCTAAAAATGAATCATAATAATTGGGAAATTGTGACACTATCTTGTTCTCATGCAAGTGGTGCTGAGAATATAGATGTGCAATGCATGATGTAAAAACTCGATGGTCATGAATCCACCCATCCTTTGTAAGACCGTGGTCAGTTGCCTGACCCATCTTTGTGGGAGGTAACATAGACCAGTAGTTAGTCTCTCCCTTATCAAATTCACAAGCTGTCTTAGCGGACAAATTAAATTTAGTGACTTTAAATTCATAAGGTCTCATATCAATCTCATCCACTTTCAATTTATGTTTATCAAGAAGGATAGAATTTGGTAGACGGAATTTTTCTTTAATACGAACTTCAACTCGAAGAAATCTCCTTTGATAGGCTCCAAAATACTGCTTGTAATGCTCGACACCTAGAGTAGGGTTATTAGTATCAATGATTATTCCTTTGAACAAAGCAAAAATCTTTCCTTTAAGCTCAAAGGCCATAGGAAGGGGTTTTGGATTCCCATCAATTAGAGGAAGAATTTCATTCATACGATCATCACCAGACTGCTTAAGAATGTGAGTAGCTTGGTCCCCAATCTCCGGGCAACTTAAGAATATTTGAGACGCGGGCTGGATACCTTCCCAATAAGAATCACCATAGTTGGCAGTGTATGTCATGAGTTCAGTGTAAGTAAGTCCGTGGCACATAGCCCACGTAGCGAAAATATGATTGCGAACAAATGATTTACCCTGCCCAGGGAGACCATGTAAAATAACTGAAAAAGGAACCGATCTTCGTGAGCTCGCTAACTGCGACAACTTTAAGTGATAGTCTTTGCGTAATGCGGTCAAAGATTCTTTGAGTTTTTGATGAATAGAGGAACTCTTTTTAGAAGTAAGTAACTCTCCTTCGATCTGTTTAACAACTTTTTCCATGTCAGCAACAACTGCACGAATAGAACGTAGACCTTGGACGGGTTTTCCTAGATAAAATTCTTCATTGATTAAATTTTTTGATTCATTAAGGAGACGCTTCTTTTCGGGTTCACCTATAAAAAGGTCAGACCAAGATCTAGCATCATCATAAATAACTGAATGGAAAATCAGGAGTAAGGATAGAGAAGAAACAGCAACCCCTTTGGCAGTGGTACCAACTTCACCGGATAATATTTGTCGTAAAAATGAAGATTCTCCAGTCATAGAACTGAGAAATTTCCCTAATACACCCAAATGACGGACAAAATCAGTAGTGCCAAAATCTGTTGCTTTTTCTAAAACGCTTTCGATTGTAACTTCAGATTCTGATTTGTAGTTTAATTTTCGTTGTAATTCTTCCGAATTGAGGGGCAGAATAATGCCGACAATAGAAATTGCAAATCCCAGCAACCATTTATCAAACCAACTAGAGTTATCAAAACCCATCAAAGAAGCAACGTGTTGTACTAAAAGAATACCTTTATGGTATCTAACTACTCGTGGGTGAAAAGTCAAGTATATCAGTGAGAAAAGACGCTCACAAGAGTCAGGACTAATGTTAGTTTTTATGACGTTAGAAACATCATCTAAATGTCCAAAAAATTGATTCCTAAGATCTTCGAATCTGCGATCATGATCAAAATGACTCCAATCACTAGCAGACTCACTACGAAATGGATCATATATTTTGAGAGCGTGTTCAAAAAACATAAGAAACTTGTCGAAAGATGAACCTCTGAACTCAGGAACTAAAAGAGTTAGTTCTGTACGTATTGTCATAAAGGTTAACCATCCCATATGTGCCGACAATGCCCCTGATATAAACCAAGTGCAAAATTCGTTGAATTGGATACCAAAACGCAAGAATCTATTCCACAGAGTAAATCTTTCTACTTCAGCATTAAAAGTATCAATGATATTCTGATGATAAGGTCTACTGTCAACGACGTAATGAGTATATAATCTTCTTGCTTCAAGTCTAAAACAAAAAATAGAATGCATTAGTATGGAACAAGAGTAACGAATTAGTCGATGGCACTGAAATCTGAAGTCAGAGAATGAATAATTGTCAAAAGCATACCTCCACGATAACTCGTCATCGTTATGGAGATTAGAGATAACAGTGTCTTCACAAAAATCCATATTATAATTGAACAAAGCCTCGCTTTTAAAGTTGTTACGTTTAAAAACATCACACCTAGTAAAAGCACCATTTGGAAGTTCATCAAAATGACGAGGCTTGCGTGAATGAGTTTTCTCTTTCCTACGCTGAGTTTGATTGGAATTGAATTTTTTCTTCTCTCGTTTTTTATGACGCAACTTGGCCTTAATCTGACCAATGCGATTTTTATGTTCTTCTTCTGTAAGAAACTGATCAAGAAAATCTGACTCAGCAACATATTTCGTGAAAGAGAGAGAAAATTCAAAAAAAGAACGAAGTATTCGAGACGAAAGACTAAAACTAATGTCAATCAAACGATAGATACACCAAAAACATACAAAAGTTAAGATTTGGATTGAAATAAAAATTGTCAATCGAAGTCTCAAAAAGTATTTTGGAAAAAATTTGTGCAATAATACTCCTGGGGTTAAAATTGCAACTATCCAAAGAAAGTATGGATAGATTTGTGAGAGATAGTCCTCAGCTTTAATTTCTGAAACAAGTTTTGATAGCATGGGTGCCTAGGCAGGCGGTGCCATGTAAAAAAGGACTGTTCAAGAGTTAGAAGTAGATATTTCTGTAACCGTCGGTCCTCGGCCTCCCACTAAATGCATCATACACAACAGCTCTCAACCTGTTGCGCATTACTACAAATAGCTCATAATCATAAGGACTTATTTTGGCCCAAGCTAGGCCTTATGATATGCAACTCTGCATAACGCGTACATCAAAGATGCTGGCTAGACACTAGAGTTAGGAGCAGGAAAAGCTGAACCCTCACCGTGACGAGTGCGACTTTCAGAGTCGAACGGGTTAAACCTGCTACATCGAATTAGCGGACGAACCTTTAGGCTGTAACCTAACGGCGTTGAAATAGAGGAAATAAATAAGAAAGAAAGACTAGATAGATTTGAAATTTATTTTTTATTTGTTTTTATTTTTTATTTAAGGAAGAAAGTAAGAATAAGAGTGGTGAATATTTTAGATACTTCACAGAAGATATCCGTAGTTTAAGAAAACTACGATAAGATAGAGTATAATCTTTAATATAATACATTTATAAGGCTGTATAACCGTCGAAATAATACTTTCATATAATATAGAGAACGCATAATGTTCCATGTATAAACAATGTTCTACATGTAAACAAAAGACGTTCAGTATACAATAATGGCTGGGAAAAAC